GTCCGGCTTCGACCCGGCGTCGACCATCTACGTGGACGGCAAGCCACGCAACGGCAACCAGTTCATCCGGTTCGACTCGCCGAACCCGCCGTTCCTCGTGGCCGCGAAGCGCGCCATCCGCCGGGCCGTGCTGCTCGAGGACGCCGCCGCGATGTACGCGGAGGACCCGCGGGCGATGGACTACTTCACGCCCAAGGACAACGCGACCGGGCTCACCAAGGAGAAGATCGAGAGCACGCTCCGCTCCTGGATCGCCGGCCGCAAGAAGCGTGCCACGGGCTACGTCCCCGAGACGCTGCAGTACAACACGGTGCAGGCGCCGAACCCCACCGAGCTCCAGCTGGTCGGCCTCATGGAGCGCGCGGCCCTCGATCTGGCGAACGCGCTCGGCGTCGACCCGGAGGATCTGGGCATCTCGACGACGTCGCGCACCTACCAGAACGCCACCGACCGCCGCCAGGACCGCGTGAACGACGTGCTGTCCGCGTACATGCGCGCCATCACCGACCGGCTGTCCATGGCGGATGTCACCCGCAACGGGTACCGCGTCGTGTTCGACCTCGACGACTACATGCGGGCCGACCCGAAGACCCGGTGGGAGACGCGCAAGATCGCCAAGGAGCTCGGCGCGACCGACGTCGCGGAGATCCGCGAGTCCGAGGACTGGCCGGAGCGCCCCGACCTGAACGCCCCACCGGAGCCGCCGCCAGTTGTCTCCGTTACGGAGGCAACCACGGTGCCCACGACCGTGGATCCCATCCCTGCCGAGAACGCCCGGGAGGGCAGCATGGCCACGTTCAGCGACACGTCCAAGACGGTGAACCTCCGCCTGGACGACGAGGGCACCACGTTCGCCGTCGACCGCGAGCACCGCGTCATCACCGGTCTGGCCCTGCTCTGGAACCGCCCGGCGAACAACGGCGAGGGCACGTTCACGTTCCGGCCCGGCTCGGTCGAGTGGAAGAAGTCCGCGGTCAACCGCGTGAAGCTGCTGCGCGATCACGACTGGGGCCAGCTGCTCGGCGCGGCCATGGCGATCACCGAGACCCCTGAGGGCCTGGCCATGAAGTTCAAGGTGGCACGTGGCCCCGCCGGCGACCAGGCGCTCGCCGAGGCGGAGGACGGCGCCCTCGACGGCCTGTCCGTCGGCCTCGACATCACCGAGTGGGACGAGACCGGACCGGGCAAGTACGACGTGTCCCGGTCCCTGCTCAACGAGACCTCGCTGACGCCACGTCCGGCGTTCGACGACGCGCGGCTGACCTCGGTCGCCGCATCCAACACGAAGGGAACGACCATGACCGACCCGAAGCCGGACGAGACCCCGGCCGACCTGGACGCGCGCATCGCCACCGCCGTGGCCGCCGCGTTCGCCAACCACGCTGCCCCTCCGGCGCCTGCCCCTGCTGCGGCTCCCGAGCTCACGCCCGCCGTGGTGAACCCCGCCGAGCGTGAGCTGCCCGGCGAGAAGTTCGCCCGGGTGACCGCCGTCAAGGAGAGCTCGCCCTACTCGTTCGACCGCGCCGGCCGCTTCATCAAGGGCGAGCACGAGTTCTCCACCGACTTCGGTGCCATGCTCCGCGAGCAGGACTTCGACGGCACCCGCACCGAGGCCGGCAAGCGCGTCATGGGTCACATCGCGCAGAACTTCGTCGTGGGCACGGACGTCAACGAGCTCAACCCGAACATCCAGCGCCCGGACATGTACTACAACCCGCCCGGCAACCGCACGCCGCTGTGGGAGATGGTCAACAAGGGTGGCCTGCCGAACGGCGTCCAGCCGTTCACTCTGCCGAAGTTCTCCTCGGCCTCGGGCCTCGTGGGCGACCACACCGAGGGCACCGAGCCCACGGCGGGGACCTTCGTCACGACCTCGCAGACGATCACGCCGACCGCCCTGTCGGGCAAGGTGTCCGTCACCCGCGAGGTCATCGACATGGGCGGCAACCCGGCCGTGTCCAACCTCATCTGGGAGCGCATGGTCCGGACCTACAACGAGGGCCTGGAGACCGCCACGGCGACGTTCCTGGCCACGCTGACGGCCGCCACCGACATCACGCTGGCAGGCGGCGCCGGCACGGACGCCGCGGTCAACGCCAGCATCCAGGCGGCGATCGTCGAGCTGAACTTCACCGCCGGTTACGACTGGGACGCGTTCGCCGTCGAGAAGATCCTCTACAAGCGGCTCGCTGCGATGGTAGACAGCACGGGTCGCCCGATCTACCCGGCCCTCGGCGCCACGAACGCGAACGGCACTGCGGGCAACCTGTTCCAGCGTCTGAACCTGAACGGTCTCATCGCTACTCCGGCGGCCGGGCTCGCCTCGACGGCCAACGCGCTGAACAGCTCGTGGCTGTTCGACCGCTCGGTCGTGCACGGCTACGCCACCGCACCGCAGCGTCTGGAGTTCGCAGGGTCCGGCGCGTCGAACATCTACACCCCCGTGGCCACGGTCGACATCGCGATCTGGGGCTACAAGGCGTTCGCGAACACCGACATCGCCGGTGTCCGCCAGGTCACGTACGACAGCGACCTGGCGTAACAGACCGCTCGGCGGTGGGTGACTCACGGCCCCGCCGCCGAGCTCCACACGTAGGGGAGGTGACACCGTGCACGAGGTAGTAGCGACCACGGACGCCATCGTCGACCTCGACGTCGGCGACACGTGGGAGATCGGTATCACCGTCCCCGACGGGAGCTCCGTCGCGGTGGCCGTCACGGCACCCGACGGCACCGTCGCCAACCCCACGCCCGTCATCACGGGCGGCTCTGTGAGCGTCGTCGCGGTCCTGACCCTCCCGGGCCGCTACCTGGCCGTGCTGACGGTCTCCGGCGACGAGGACGCCGTCGTGCCGTTCGTGGCGAACGCTGCTGAGCCCACAACGGCAGGCGAGATGCCCGACCTCGCCGAGGTGAAGGCGTACCTCTCGACGAACGGCGAGACCAGCGCGCTGGACGCCTCGATCACCGAGGCCCTGAACGCCGAGGCCGCGGCTCAGCGTCGCGTCTGCGACGTGCCGGCCGTCTACCCCGACGATCTGCGCGAGGCGCTGAAGCGGCGCGTGGCGCGCAACCTGGCGGCCCGCGCCGTCCCGATCGCGCAGATCACGTCGTTCGAGGGCACCAACGTCTCCACGCGCGTCACCCGGTACGACGCCGAGGTGGATCGCCTGGAGGGCCCGTTCCGGAAGGTGGACGTCGGATGAACCTCGCCGAAGCCCGTACCGCGCTCGCCGACGCCGTGTCCACGCTGGACGGCGTCACCTGCACGGCGCGCCCCGTGCGGAGCAACCTCCGCCTCGGCGACGCGTACGTGACGATCGGCCGCGTCACACCTGGCCAGTTCCTCGGCTCGACGGCGGTGGTGCTCTCCGCGTTCGTCAACCTCGGCTCGGACGAGGCCACGGCAGACGCCAAGGTCGAAGAGCTCTCGATCCCGTTGCTCGAGTGCGCCGATGCCCTGTACCCCGCCGGTGCGGCCGTCGAGGCGCAGGCCGTGAGCGCGGGCGACGGGGTTCCCGGCGTCATCTACCAGCTTGCCCTCTCCGTAACTCTCGAACTGTCCGAATAGGACGAAGGGAAAGATCATGCCTGACGTTGGCACCCGGCACGCCGTCCTACTCGTGGACGGCGTGGAGTACACCGATTCCATCTCGAAGGGCGTCATCACGTCCGCCGAGACCGACAGCGACTTCGTGAGCTTCGCCGACGCGGCCGCGGGCGGCAAGCGGGACTACGCGCTCGCCCTGACCCTGAAGCAGAACACGACCGCGGCCAGTCTCTGGGACGTGATCTGGACGCAGGCCGGCGAGGATCTCGACGTCGAGCTGTGGCCCAACGGTCGCCCCGCCACGCCGTTCACGCCGTCGGCTACGCAGCCGAAGTTCTCCGGGACGGTCACGATCACCGACCCGGACGGGGACCTGCTGGGCGGCGAGGCCAACCCCTCGACGTCGGCCCGGCAGATCACCGAGGTCTCGTGGCTGTTCCTGGCCAAGCCCACCAAGGCCATCTCCTGACATGCCCGCCCGGGTCGAGGGTCTGAACAAGCTCACCCGCGCACTGACGCAGGTGGGCGTCGAGATCGACGACCTGAAGGACGTCATGGGCAGCATCGCGGCCCTCGGCGCCCGGCTCGCCAGCTCGTTCGCTCCCACCAGGTCTGGCGCGCTGGTCAAGACGATCCGCGGCAACCGCGCCAAGGGCAAGGCCGTCGTCACCGCCGGCCGCGCCCGCGTCCCTTACGCCGGCCCGATCAACTACGGCTGGCCGAAGCGCAACATCGCCCCGGCCCGGTTCATGCAACGAGCCGACGCCGAAGTCGCACCCCGCGCCGTCGGGATGCTCGAGGACGGCATCAACGAAGTGATCCAGAGGGAAGGACTCAACCGTGAGTGAGATGACCGAGGCCCCGCCGCTCGATATGGACGAGATGGCGAACAGCATCAACGGGTTCGACCAGATCGCCATCAAGAAGATGTTCGGCGACTCGCTGGCCAGCATCGGACAGAGCGACGCCACGATGTTCATGCACGTGCTGTATTTCGTGCAGCTGCGCCGCCAGGGCGCCAAGGACCCCGAGGCCCGCAACCAGTCGCTGTCCATGCCGCTGAAGGAACTGTCGGCGCTGTTCGGCGCTGACGACCGCCTCGACCCCACGGCGGAGGAGGACCGCGACAAGGAGTGGGCCGAGTTCGTCATCGGCTGCGGTCTGCCGTTCACCGTGAACCAGTTCATGGAGCTGACCATCAACCAGCGCGCC